TGTATTTGCTTTTGCATTCAAAACATCAGCGGAGTGCTGCAGTTTTGCAATCAAATAAGCACCGCTATGTTCCTTGTCATAAATGTCATTCTCTTCTCTTTCTGATGAAGGAATGTTATTAGGAATCATAATCTCAACTGTCTGTCCCGCACGTAGATCTGGTCGGAAAGGTATTTGAATAAAGACTTGCTGGTTGTTCTGTGATTGTTTTCTAGCAATCGACTGCGCTACGACATACTTCTGCCAATCAGGAAACTCTGCTGTGTTCTTCTTACCACCATCTGGTTTCTCTGGTGATGCTACTTCCACACCATCAAACCAAGTCTCATGATCCATCAACACAGACATGATTCTACTAGGAGTTGCTGCAAGATCAGCCTGACCTTTAGCAAGACCAGACTGGGATCCTAGATGCTCCATGTCATCAAAGCGATCACCTAAATTATAAACATACTCTTCATAAGCACCAGTGCTATAGTTATAGAAACAAATAACATTAGAGAACGTACCCATTCTCAACTTGGATAAGATGTCAATCTCCTGTTGGAAGTCAATGTCAAGGATTTTACGGCGAGCATTCTGTTGATTGAGTTGATCATTCTCTTGAAAGAATGTCTCCACAGGTGGATTAGTTTCGATAGAGTTTAGTGAGTCAATTGATCTAAAATGATATCCATCATAGTTTTCGTAGAAGTAATACCCTGCACTACCCTTTGATATTTGTAATTCTGATGTTGTACTAGAACCTGAAGGAAATGTCTTCTTATCTTCAGGTACAGTTCTCTCTTTCAACGAGCTGATAATAGAGAAAGGTGTCTTCTTACCTGGCAAGAAAGTTACCTTAAACATAGAAGGATCATTGAGAAGTTTCTTTGCAGTTCCTAACTTTTCTGTTATTAGTTGAGATACAATGCCTTCTGCTTTACCTGATAGCCTTTCTCCTAATCTAGTAGTTTCATTGACTAACAGTTCATTAGAAACCAACCCAAGAGAATACTCTTGATACCTATCTGCAGAAAAGCGATTGTATATCTTTGACACCTTCATGTTCAGTGTCAATAGTTCTTCATCAGCAGCACCAAATACCAGTTCAACATTCTCATATCCAGAAATAGGAAGAGAAGAAATAATATTTGCTGCGTTGTCAACGATGTCTAGGTTGACAGAAATACTTGGCATGTCAATGTCTTCAAAGTATTGAAAACTTTTGATCAACCCTGTTAGTGGCACTTCAGTTCCATCTAGACCAGTAATAGTTGCCTCTTCTAGTTTTAAACTAGAGGCATACGGAAACTCTTGGTTATTATCACTCATGTGGTCACACCATCAACTGCAAATATTGATTTAGATAAAGAAGAAACAGCAGGAGGTACTGTAGATCCCTGTGATGTAGGAACCGCACCAGTAGCAGCAGATTGTGTTTGCTCACCGCCCATATTTATCATTGCTACTCGTGCTTTTTCTTCTTTACTTGCACCACGCAATGTCTGTGTTGGATCTACTTTAGTTGCTGGTGGTTTAGTTACTGGTGGTTTGATACGTTCTTCTCCTGCTTTCATTAAAGATTTAACTAGATCAGCATTAGATCCACCCTTCGTCTCAAAACGTTGCCTACCCTGGAATATTTCAAAACCGTTAGTAGTTTTATATGCATTATATCGTTCACCCTTATGCATAAAGTGTATTCTTTCTCCTACCTTTGCTCCATAGCTACTGCTAATTTTTTGTGCAGAATCTGGTTGTGCTTCTAGATCTGAAGTATCTGGTGTTGCCTTTGGTTCTGGTTTTTCTTTTACTAATGGTCCTGGTTTTGATCCTGGTTTTGCATAGGCAATACTATATCCCTCACCAGTACCAAGATAATTTTTAGCTGCGACACTTAAGTCAAGCATATGATTACTTGAGTGCCCTTCCACTCCAGGTCCAACATCATTAACCCTAACAACAGCAGACTTTCCTGTCTTGGTATTAGTTACAACTACATTAAAAGGACTCTTGAGAGTTCTACCACCAGGAAATTTTGCTGCAGGAACTGTCATATTTTTGGGAAGAGTTTTTAGTAATGGAGGAAATGCTGCCGCAGAAAAAACATCTTCCTTATATCCTTCACCAGTAGATGTAGCAGGCAATCCTTCAGCAGTCTTATGCCCACTAGCATTGATACCACCAAGTGATGGATCATAGTAAGTTGTCTTGGCACCAGTGCTAATCATCTCACCAGCCTCTCCCGATCCTGTAGTAGAAGGATTATGTGTGTCTTTTGGTGGTGGAGGATCGTTATCTGGATTGAACAGGTTTTTTAGACCATCAAATACTTTTTGGAATACATTTTTCTTTTTCTTTTTCTCTTCATCACCACCACCACCAGTCAAGATAGAAGGTTCTTTCTTCAAACCTTCACCAGCCTTTGCTTTACCTACCAATGATTTAGGTAAGTCAAATACACTGGCGAGTGGAGTGATAACTTTTGCCATCTCACTAGCAACCTCGGGACTGTCTCCAGATAGTCGTTTGACTAACTCACTACTAGCAGCCAACGCCATACCACCAGCAATCTTTGTTGGTAATGCCATAGCATCTACTAATGGTTGTTCCAGACTACTATCTGCCATCAGGTTAGGTATCTCAATGGGAGATGATTTACCCATAGGAGTTCCCTCTTCATAACTGTTATTGACATTAGAAAATGATTTACCCATCTCATAACTGTTATTGACATTAACATTCATAGGAGGAACCATAGGTTCTGATGGTGTTGGTCTTACCTTACCATCAACCGCACTTGGTTCTCCTTGCGTGTAGTTATTGTCTAATGGTACGATTGCCTCATTACCATGTAGTGTCAAACCAGGTACTTTATACCCACTATCAGGTCCAGATAAGATAGCACCTCGCTCTGCTTGTGGACCTTCTTTGACATCATTCGATGGTGATTCATCATCTGATCCTGGATTATAATCTAGTTTTATATTAGATGCCGCGTCCTTTAGATCTTTTGTATCATCAGTGGTGTCCTCTGCGATATCAGTGGTAACAACTTTGGCTTGTTTTTCTAGATTGGATTCTTTGACCGTTCCTTCTGCATCATCAGTTTGTTTTTTCTTCAATGCAGTCTGTGCATTGATTGCTTCAGCGATCTTGGTTAACTTGTCCTCAATACTATCTGTTCTTTCACTCAACTGATTAACAATATCAGTCTTCATTGCATGAACATCAGAAGCAACCTGTTTAGAGTCACCGATGCTGTTGTTAATAGACTGTGCTGTCTTGTCTAATGACTGGGCAATAGCATTGATTGCCTGGAGAAGGTCTTCTCTAGTTGCTCTCTGCTTGTTACCAGATGCTGCTTCCGCTACTTTCTTTTCAGTTTCAGCAAGCATCTTCTCTTGAGAAAGAGACTGTCTCTTCTGCTCAAGCTCAAAGGGAGATATCTTTTTAGGGATTGCAGGTGTCTCTGCTTTTACACCTTCAGGTGGTCTCTTTGCACTCTGAAAATTATAGTTATCAAATTGGTTACGGAATCTCTCAACGTCAGACAGTTTCTTTATGTCTTTACCGTCAGCGTCTCTATTGTCTACAAAGTTCCAGAACTGTGCCTTTGGATTCTTTAGCAGTTTGACACGATCAACTGCCTTTTCAATGTCTTGCTTCTTACCACTGATATATGATCCACCAAACTTATTCTTTAGTGCTGCCTTAAAGAAGAAACCTTTCTCTACACCTGCTTCTTCTAGGCTATCATATCCTGCTTTCTTTGCCTTTTCTTCTGCTGCTTCTCTCTCTTGTCTAGCAAATTTTCTTGCAGCAAGAACCTTCGAGATCATACTACCAATATGATCCTTACCTGGTTTTGTTGTATCTGTAAACCCTTCGGTAAATGCTGCCATTTATTAGATTCCCCCTAGATATTTAGTTGAAGAGAGCGATATACATTGCTGCTTTTCCTGGAGCAACACCCATTTGAGGTCTAATTACAGATTTATCACGAGGTACATCTACAGTTGGTTCTGGTTGTGTTTGTGGTGGAGACATGACAATGATAGTCTGTGCCATTGATTCTGCCTCTTCATCATACTCCAACACTTCAGGTACAAAGGTACGATAAGTTTGAATTAATTCAGATGGTGTACCAGCATCATTCATTGCCAATAGATGATCAAGAACTGGTGGTACACCATACACCAAGTTCTTCATAACAACTTCTGGACCTTCCTCACCAACAGTGATCTGTTCTTGACCTGACATACCAGCAACACCACCTGTTGCATATGCAGGACCACCTTTTTCAAATAAATCAAAATCTCTATTGCCGCCCTCTTTCTTCATAGCAGAGAAGTGCATCGCATCTTTCACACTATTCCATGCACCACCCCATCCTAGTCCATGCTTTGCAGCAATTTCACCGATGTTGTCTGGCATGTCAGTAACTAAATTGTTACCAGTAGGGTCATATGGATTTTCGTTTGCGTTAATATCAATTGATGCTCCATATGGGTGAGAATATCTATTTTGATCGTAATCAGGATCATCAGGACCAGCACCACCACCAGTGCCTGCATTTCTGAACCCACCAATAGTTCTAATTTCATATCCAGTCGCTTCTAAATCAGCAATGAATCCTTTAAATTGGTTAGCAACAATACTAGCTACCTTAAATGACTGACCATCTTTTGTAGTCAGATTAGTTAGTTTAATACCAGTGTTCCATGGTCTATCATTAATTACACCTGTTGATGTTAAGTTAGAGTTTACTGCGGCCGCAGGTGGAACTGGTTTTCCATCAGGACCTGTTGGTTTGATACCAAAAAATTTAGCAATACGTGAAAAGAAATTACCACTACCTTCATCTGCTTCTTCTAAATCCTTCTTTTCCTTTTCAGTTAACTGCACCGTTTCTTCTCTAAATAGAGGATTTTCTTCTTCCGTTTTTCTAGAAATTTTATTAAGACTATTAGCAACACCATCAATTGATCCACCAACATTTGTTGATGCAAGTGATTTAGGAACATCAAATGCGGTTGCTATTTTTGATGCCTCTTGCTGGAAGCTAGGTGCTACTGTCGCTGCTAGTGGTCCAACATCAGACAATACTTTACTACTAGCAGCCAAGATTGCACCACCAATAGGACGCATTAGATCTTTGTAGAATCCAGGTTCAATTAAAGCCTCGGTGCCATGTAATTCTGGAACACCAGTTCCACTACCGCCCTGCTCAAACTTACCAAAGAATGTACCGCCTGGAGTGATCTTTTCTATAAAACTAGGGGTGTACTGTTTAATTTGTGGTGTGAGGGGTTCAATTTCACGAGCAGCAATTTGTTTTGTGTATTCTGCTTTTGCTTCAAGTTCCTCTGGAGTAGATCTTTGTTCTCCATACATGACTGCCTCTTGTTCTTCTGGAGTTAGATCTCCCCCAGTTTCAAGTTTCATTGTTGCATATTTTTTCTCTTTATCTTTTTCAAGATGAGACATCCTTGCTTCTGCAAGAGGAATCAATCCTAATTCAGCAGCAAGGAAAGCCCACCCAACAGGACCAGGGATAGCACCACCACTAGCAAGAAGACCACCCACAATATCTCCTTTGGCAAATCTTTCTATAGCAAATCCAACACCAAGTGCAGTACCAACGCCTGGTATAAATCTAGAACCTGCTTTAGCAGCTGCTTTAGATGCACCTATTTTAGTTGCTTTTGTTCCTAAAGATTGAGCTACTCTACCAGAACCACCACGAAGGAGATTATTGGTTGATCTCTGAAGTCCACTTGATAATCGTCTAGCACCAGGAATCTTACGCAATTTATTACCAAGACCCATCCTGCCTTTTCTCAACAGGGCTCGACCAGTCTTAAGAGGGTTCCTCATTCTTCGGAGCATCTTACCAATGCCACCAACACGAAGAAATCTTAAAAAGCGTAGAAATTTAAGGAAATCAGGTCCACCACCTTTCTTCTTCATCGGATCAGTAGTATCCTCATATCCAAAAACATCTGCTACATCTTCCTGCCCTTCCATGTTGGCTTCAGATGCAGCCGTCTCTGCTGCTTCCTCTTCTTCTTTTTCAGTCTCATTTTGCGATTGCATCGCATTCAAGATATCATCAAACCTATCGTTCAATGAATCATAGGTTGTTTCAATCTGATTGAGATTACTAACTGTAGTACCAACAGCAGCACCAAACAATTCATTCTGTTTCTTTAATTCATTATCAATTGAAGACAACTGCCCCTGAATCTTCTCTAAAGATGAAGTCAGAGTCTTGAGTATCTTTGCATTAGATATTGCTTCTACTTTCTGCTTCTTTTCCTTTGGTGTCTTCTCATAATTCTGACCTGTCTGCTGATTAACAGCGTCAAGCATACCTGGTGGCAATAAATCTACAATATCTGATAGATCTGGTGCAGTTTCTTCAACAACAGGTTTGTCTACTACTACTTCATCTACTGCCTTAACTGCTTCATCAATGTTTTCTTTTACTTCTTCTTCTGCTTTCTCTACAATCTCTTCTGCTTCTTCTTCTGCTACCTCTTCTTTCTTTTTTTCAGCAACAGTTGTGTCAGTAAATCCTTCTGTAAAAGATTTTTTTAGATACCTTTCTACAATCCATTCTTGATATCTTCTCTCATCCTGACCACTGGTACTACCAGTCTCAAGCATAGGATATCCATCGATATCCGTCTTCATGTTCTTGATAATTATATCAGCATCTTGCGTGGAGAGTTTCTTCTCCAACATAGAAAAGTAACTGGTGCCACTATCATCCGTGCCGCCAGTTAACTTTGCTTTTAATCTATCAAAGATGCGATCGTTCTGTCCACCACCAGGCACACCTTTCCTATACCATCTTACGATATCTTCTGGTGCTGGGGTGTTGAAAATCATTAGGCGGATCTAGATGCTTCCTGTTTCTTTTTCTCTTGTTCGATGTGCTGAATCAAGAGGGACGTGTATACTTCACGTTCCCAAGGCATCATGTTTTCAATCTCTGTCAAGCTGTATTTATGGTACTGCATTAAGGCAAAATTAGTTTTGTAATACCCTTCCAAATTGTTTTGGAAGAGTGCTATGCGAAAAAACTTTGCAATCCCTCAATAGTATACTCACACTCATTACCTGTGTTTGGGTTGACTACCGTAAACGTATGAGAAAGTCTAGGCATAGTCTCATAAAATTTTTGGATTGATTCAAATTGTTTGGTAGTCAATGACTCCACAAACTCACGAAACTCTTTCTTACTAGTAGTAGAAGAATCATATACCTCTTCTTCATCAAAGATCTGTTCGATATGTTCTGCAATGAAGTTAAAGATATGATCGGCATCAATACCTTTGTTCAAGAATTGAGACTCAATAAATCTATCCATACTAGGATACTTCATCAGGATACCAGTGGTATCAGTCAACATAATCTTTTTATTATGCCCCTCTTCTTTAGTAACTTCTACCTCATCAATATTGATAGTAGCAGTCGCACTGGTCTCGCCATCATCCGTACAAGTCACCGTCATTTCAATGACTTCACCGATAGCAGCGGCACGAATCTTAAGGAACAAGTATTCTAGATCAAATGATGGTAATTGATCTACTTTAATTCTAGAAATAACACAAGACTTTAGTACGTTTTTAACAGCATCAATAACTTGCTTTTCTTCTTGCGATTCCATTGCTAATAGCAAAACCTTTTCTTCTTTTACCAGAAATGGTCTATACTTTACCGTTTTTCCAGTAGAAGGCAGCGACAGTTCATACTGCGGTACGCCAAGTTTTGGTAATGCCATTGATATGTAAATTCAATTCGTATATTTATTTAGCTCGACTTTTTGAGGCAATTTTTGGTGGGGATTTTTTTTCGGAATTCCTGTAACCAAAAAGTCAATTTCCTACGCCAAATGATTTCTTCAAGTCATCAATTATTTTCTTGAAGTCTTCTCCAGTACCATACTTTGAGATGTCATTATCTATGACAGTATGTTTAGCATAGTGGAAGTTAACACTAACCTTGGTGAGCTGTGATGTTCCATACGACAACGGTACACTATCAATAGAGTATGGAAAGATGTCTTCCAAAACAAATGCCATTGATGCTCTATCATCAACAGTAGCAGCACCAGGTTCGGTCTTAATAACAATACATTTACCAAGATATTTTTCTGGATATTTCATCCTTACTTCACGACTTATAATACCACTTGTACCTGCAAGATTCTTCACACCACCGAAACTTTCACCACTTTCATCTAGTCCTATTTCATCAGATGATTTACTACCACTATACATGTAGTTATACCAGTAATGGAAGAACTTTAATGGCGTCAGGTTGGCATCACACATCCATGTAAAAGAAACATCACTATACAATCTTGCATAGGGATATTGAATCTGATTTTCACCAAGGTATCTGCCTTGTAGTTGTCCCGTAGCAGACTGAATGTTAGGTAGCTGTGCTTCCTCGACCATCATATTAATTGGACTTTCATCTTGCTCCCATCCAGGGAAGCGTTTAGTAAGATCACCTTTTAGTGTGGGTGGTAAAATCCAACTAATGTTATAACCAGTCGTTAATGACATGCCACCATTGGCATTCATAGCATTAACAAATGATGAAATAGATTTAGCCATCTAAATAGTTACGGAAGGTGTGCGGAAACATTATGCCTTATTCTGGAAAATATAAACCAGCCTACCCACGGAAGTATAAGGGTAATCCCACTAATATTATTTATCGCAGTTTGTGGGAGCGTAAGTTCATGGACTTCTGTGATCATAATAACAGTATCATTGAGTGGGGTAGTGAGGAAATAATTATTCCTTACCGTTGCCCTACTGATGGGAGAGTTCATAGATACTATCCAGACTTCTACATCAAAGTCAAGTCACGTACTGGACAGGCAAAGAAGTACATCATTGAAGTGAAACCAAAGAAACAAACACAAAAACCTAATGAGAAACCGAAACGTAAAACAGCTGCCTGGAAAAGAGAAGTTCTAACTTACATAAAGAATCGCGCTAAATGGGACGCGGCGGAGGACTTCTGTGAGGACAGGCAAATGTCATTTGTAATCCTCAACGAAGATCACCTAGGGATAAAAAACAATGGCAAGAAGAAACGCTAAAGGATTTGGAAACACTAGTAACAAGTACACTACCATCTTTGAGAAGGTTAGTGATGCTACAGAAGGAGACAAAAAGTCTCTTGGTTGGTACAAAGGTAAAGTAAAGCAACTAGCATCAACATACGAAGCAACACCAACTAAACTGTTGCGTCAAGAGAAGAGAGATGCTAATGATCAGGTTCAGGATGAAAATCTACTGCGCTTGAAAGTAAGAGAGGGTCACCTATACTTCTTTGAATACAAGGCAAAATCAAAGTGGTTGCCATACTATGATAGGTTTCCACTCGTCTATGTTATCAAGCAAGATGGAGAAGGATTCTATGGTGCAAACCTACATTATATCAGACCAAAGAGAAGAGTCAAGATCATACAGAAGTTAGAGAGAGGAATGATTGACATGCCTCGAACATTGGTGCATAAATATCTTTATAATCACTGCGAAAGTAAGTTCCTAGATCTTGCTATTGATGAGTGGGAAACTTCCATCTTCTTACCAGTTGAAGACTTCATCATGACTAAAGGTTCAGGTAAACTACCATACGATAAAGAATATGTGTGGGAAGAGACTGAAACGAAATACAATGATCGTATCAAAGCAACACGAATCATCAAAGGTTATGGTAAACAATCAGATAAGGAGATGGTAACGTAATGGCAGATTCAATACTAGAAGAACCAAGAAATCAAGAAAAACTAGCGGCAAAGGAGCCCACGCGAGGAACAGGTAAAACCATACCTCTCAACACTAAAGTTTTACCACTCCAGAAAAATGTTCTGAAGGATTCAGGATCGATACGCTATCCATCTGCAGTTCCACTTGGAGCAACCACAGATTACGTAGCATTTAAATTCTACGATTACAAACCACCGTTTCAAGCTGCTAGTACAAAACAAGGAACAGGAGTTGGAGACAATTACAATCAGTACAATGCCTCTGTTGAAACGGACAATCTGACAGCAGCGAAAGATTTTAAACCAATCTTCATGTACATGCCCCAAGATATTCAGAGACAGTACGGTGCAAACTGGGGTGGGGCTTCTTTTGGTGCTGCATTCCAGCAACTTGCTAGGACAATGGCTAATGGTGGTGTACCAAATGCATCTTCATTTGATAATACAATCGACGCTATGATCTCTGGAGGAAAAAATCTCCAATATAAAGCTACAGTTGATGCATTGAACAAAGGTCTTGGAAGTAGTGTAAGTTTATCACAATTGATGAGTGGTGTTAGTGGCACCATCATCAACCCAAACGTAGAGATGATGTATGAATCCCCAGAGTTAAGAGGGTTTCAATTAAGATTCAGAATGCAAGCAAGAAATCAAGGAGAATCTCAATCCATTAGAGAACTCTGCTATCAATTTAAGAAAGCAATGCTTGCTAGTTATGGTGGTCAAACTATGGGTGGCAAACTAGATGCAGGTGGATTCATTACTGTACCTAAAATTTGTCAAGTATCATTCATGACTGGTGGTGCATTGAATGAATATGTACCACAATACAAACCATGTGCTATCACTCAAGTAGATATCAACTTTACTCCTGATGGTGCATGGGCGTCTACAGAAGATGGTGCGCCAGTTGCTACAGAGTTAGCAATCACATTTAAAGAGACCAAGATTATCTACGCACAAGAACTTACAAGCGGTGGAGCTTCTTACTGATGCCAATGTTCAATTACATTCCTGATGTCAAGTATGATGTCAAACCAGTACAGTATCCTTTCACTCAATCGGATTTTATTACTGCAAAGAATTTCTTCAGGAGATTTAAACTCAATCCTGATGTGTTTGACTATGCATTGTACTACACCAAGTATGCAGTCCTAGATGGAGAACGTATTGATAATGTTGCTAAAAAATTCTACGGCAGATCCTCTTAC